ACTCTTGATACAAGACTTGAACTTGGATTAGTTAATGCTGATCTAATTCAACCAAAACTTGATTATATTCAATTTATTAGAATAGGATCTGAATTCTTCCTTACTGATAGTGTTGATGGAAGTCTTGATGCATTCTATGCAATCAAGATGCCTAAGAGTGTTAGAATTCCAAATACTGTTGCTACACCTTTAGTTGATCTATTTGGTGGTGGTCACACAGTTGTTAATGATGATCTTACTATTAACAGTGGTGTGTTCAGAATGTATGGTTCTGATAGTAAGACTTTAGTTCTATCTATTGCAAACGATGATGGTCACGCAGGTGATGGATCAATTGAAGATCCAATAACTAATACCAATGGTTTGACACTTAAAGGTGCTGCCAACTTCTTTGGTAATCTTAGAATATTCTATGAATCATGTCAATCAACTGGAGTTTGTAGCAGTGTAGAATCCATTAAGATGGAATCTCTCACAGGTAGTGTATTCTTTGGTGAGAAATATTACCAAAAAGGTAAAGTTCTTTCTATAGAATCTGCAACTGATAAGATGTTCCAGATAGATAACCTTGGATCTGCTGGAGTTGGTGGTACTGCTGGTCCTAAAGACTTTACAATCTATCATAACAACGCCATTGATTCATTTGGTATTGAAAAATATTGGACAGCAAATGGTGGTAGAAGACATACATATGTTGCATTTGATGCTACAACTGGTATAGGTCAGCAAGAGACTAACCCATTACAGGTTAACAACAACTATCTGATCAATGCTACATCTGGAAGCAATATGGTTCTATATCTACCAGATAATCCACAAACAGGTGATATGATTAGATTTACTGAACTTAGTGGTAATCTAACATATAATACAAGTTTGATTATTAGAGCGAAGAAAATTAATGCGGTTTCTACAGCAATTCAAGGTGATACTGTTGGATCTAAACTTGAAGCTGGTTCTGGTCAGTTCAGAACAACAGCATGGGATTCTGGTGAATTAGTTGTTCAGACACGTAATAGTGCATTTGGATTAGTCTTTGTCGGCACATATGATGTAGAAGGATCTACATCACAACAAACAATACCTGCTTCATTAAGAGGTTGGTGGTTAATGGAGTTATAATAAATGGCGGTAAAATACGATTCTATAAAAACAATGAGATCTGCCAAAATTGGCACAATCATGCCTTGGGGTGGTGATGGAGGAAATGGTTTTCTTGAATCTAATATCCCTAAAGGATGGATTGTATGTAAAGGTGATACGTTAAACGCTTCTGATTACCCATTATTAGCATCAGTTGTTGGTGATACTTATGGTGGTGATATGACTGATCCTCAAGGAAATCATTATGAGTTTCCTTATATTGGTACAAGTGCAACATTCAGATTACCACAATTATCTAACACTGTATTAATGGATTTAGAACCAGCAAATTTACAAAATCCTAAGTATCAACAAGGACAATCAGACGCTGCTACTGTTATAGGAAATAGAGTTGCAGATTATGGAGAAACAAATATAGTATCAACAACATATGAAGCAACATCTGATATTGATTTTTCTTTAAATCTTGCTGGTAACTTGTATTTCAAATTTACAGGATTTAACTTAAGTGCTCCAGATTTTTTAGAGACAGTATATGTTCTTAATCGTAAATTAGGTATAAATCATACGCCTGCACATGGTCACCCTGATTCAATTCCAAATACTAATCCAAATGCTACTGGAGCTATGGCATTTAAGACAGACCAAGGTGTTCTAATGGATGGTAGTTCAACAACCTCTAACTGTAACGCAACTCGTGGTCCTAATACATGTTCTAATGCTGAAACTAATCCAGTATCATGGCAAAATGCTGCTACTTCTCTTACATTTTATGGTGATGAACAGCATGAATGGACATTACCACGCTGTGAAAGATTTTTTGAATTTGTTAATGAACCTGGTAAGAATTATTGGAACCACGTTCCAGCTGGTGCTGCTAACTGGAGAGGAACTGATAGAGGATCTGGTCAGGGATCTCCAACTTATGAACAAAACATATTTGCTCAAGGAAATACTGCTCAAATGAATAATGTGGTTCCAGTAGATACTCATAAAGTGGCAGCACATGTCGGTATGTTTCCAAGACCAATGGTAAGAAGATCAAGACCAAACTTTTTTGGATATGATGGACAACCAAGAGCTGCTGATGGTATGGCTGATGATCCAGAACATCCAAACGCAGCATTTGAGGTTGCTAATGTTAATATTCCTGCTTCTACAAGAACTATTGTATTGCCAGCTGGAACTGATATTGCTAGAACTTATGGTACTGCACCAGGTACATGGACTCAGCATGATAAAATTACACCACTGATGTTCGTTACTATTAAAGATCCTGCTAAAAAATACATTTACTGGACAAACACTGGTGGTTCACAAGTGCAAAAAGTAGAATATGATCAACCAAACGATCAATATAAAATTACTGTGAATGATCAATTAGGAACTGTTACTGGTACAGAAACTTTAGTATTCAGACATGGTGCATGGCCGATGTCACTTAATCAGGGTGCTGAAAATAAAAATCCTTTGGAGCAAGCATTTAGAGCACATAATCATGGTAGTTTTGAGATATCTCAGGGTCTTGGATCTTTGGCAGGTCCTCCATCACATACTGCTGATAATGCAAATGGATCTTCATTGCAAGCAGATAGTCTTGAAAATGCTCTAAATATTTCATGTGATACATCACAACCTTCATTAACTTTAACATTTATAATTAAAGCATACTAATGGCAGTTTTATATACAAAAGAAAGATCTAAGTATGGCAACTTATCAGGTCAAATTATAACTTGGCCAGTTGATTACAACGGACTCCCAGATGACGGACAAAATGTAAATAAATTACCTGCTGGTTATTTAAAATGTGATGGCACAAAATATTTTGCTGAAGATTTTCCACAACTTGCTGCTATATGTGGTATAGGATCTAATTGTAAATTTATTAGAAAAAATGCAGATGGCACTGATTTTGATAACTTGTTGGATACTCAATTTATGGTTCCTGATTTAGGATCTAAATATCCAGAACCAACTTCAGGTGCTAACGCAGGTGTATATAATAATATAAGATTAAATAACTCTCTAGGAAATGAATTTAGTAGATCTGGTATTGGCATTGAAGCAAATTCTACTATTGGAACTCCTGTTAATATAGAATACACAGGACAGATAAATGTTCCTAGTCAAGAAATAGAAGTTAGAGGAAAACCATCATGGGAATATGCTGGTGCTACTCATTATACTGACACAGAGGGTGTTGAAGAAAATGCTATTCACCCACACTCACACTTTCATAATTCTCGTAGAGGAAGAATATTAGCTCAGACAGAAACTAGCACTAACAATCCACAACCAGGTGGAGGTATGGGGAGAAGAAATGCATCAACAATACCTATACAAGATTGGTTAGATGCCACTGTAAATAGTAGTGGACATCCAGGAAGTGGTCAAGAACAATGTCGTACAGTTCGTTGGGTTCCAGCTGGTGGTGTAGGACAAACAATCACTACTCAAAGTTTCTTTTTAGGATCACAACAAACAATTTATTGGGGTCATTGTATCATAGGTGGTTGGGGACCTGGACCTGGTCAAGAATTTTTATATCAATGTCTTAATAATAATCCTTACCAGTTAGCAGGTGGTGCTGACGATCAAGCAGCAAACCCATATGAAGGATCACCAGATGGAAGTAATTCTGCTAGATTTTCCAATCATACAAATGTTTTAGGAGCTTGTGTATTTAATGGTAGTGGAGCTGCTGCAACACACAACTTTACTGTACCTGTAACATATGCTAATGGATTAGCAGGTGTTCCACTTGATGTTAATGGTGTAAGTTTACATGACGTTCTCCCCTTACAGTCAAATTTTCAATATGCTGAAAGTAGAGTCACTCCTGACTTACAAAATGAAGAGACTGATACTGCTGACTTAGTTCAAACATCTGATCCAACACTACATAACCATCGTATTGATTTAGAAAAAGGGGATCATACATATAAAGTAAAAACAGACGCTATTGTTGTCAATCCAGAAAATTTATCAACCACAATGACAATAGGAGCTGATGCTTCAAGATCTATTGATTCTGCTACTGCTCCGTTTATTGTGATGGAATATCTAATTAAGACATAATTATGACACAAGGATATAGAAATGCTAGGAGGGGATATTTAACAGATCTTCTCACAGATACTACACCTATCGGTTCTATTGTAAGTAACCTCAAAGCAGGTCAGAATTCTTATGATCATAGTTTTGTCAAAGCTACCGCTGCTGCTTATCCAAGTTTAACTGAATCTGCTGGTAATGCCTATATTACTGGTGATGATCCAGCATATACACATGAAGGATATTTGTATTGTGATGGGACAGAATATAATATAAGTGACTATCCAGGATTATATGAGGTTGTTGGTACAAAATATGGTGGAAGATCTAGTAATGGAATTGATATAGTTACTGGTGGATCAGGATATTCAACATCATCTACTGTTATCATAACAACCGCACCTACTGGTGGAGTTAATATGGAAGCATCAGTTGGAGCTGTTGATTCAAATGGAAAAATTCTTTATTTTAATATTATAAACAGTGGTCAGGGATATATTTCAGCTCCCACTGTATCTGTAACAGGTGGAACTGGTGCTACGTTTGTAGTAAGAATCAATGATGGATCACTACAACCTATCAATACTGTTAATGTAATGAACTACTGGGGTGATCCATACTTAGGAACATTCAAAGTTCCTGATTTAATTGCTAAGAAGGTAGTTGGTAACGGTCCTGTATATGGTAATAACTCTCCTAATATAGGAAATATTAGTATTACAACAGGAAGCACAGGAGGTGCTTGGTATTTAGATAAAGATCAACAAGATGAATATTTTTCTCTAGGTAAAATTGTTACATCTGGATATGATAAAGTAGTTGAAACTACTGGTTGTACAATCATCGGTAGTCAGGATGTTACTATAACAATGAGAGAAAGAAAACTCTCTGGAGCTCCTCAACATAGTCATATTGTATATCACTCTACACCTGGTGGTAATGAATGGGTCGGTGGAGCAAGTGGAGATAGATACTTACAAGATTATAGACCATCAACAGGAAAAGTCACGAGATGGTATCCGACAGGTGATGGTATTGTATTGACACATTCACACGGTCTTTTAAGAGCACCTCTTGCAGATAATACAATTGCAACATATGATGCCTTTGATTTTGCAGGTGGTGCTGGTGGTACAGGTGGTACTGCTGATCCTGCTACAGGATTTGCACATGGTGCTAATGAACCTGGTGATTATTATCTTGCATCTGGTAGTGGATCTGGATCTTATGAATTCCAAACTACCATACCTAATCCTATAAGTAGACCAATTCTTACTACTACAGAGATTGGTGACAAAGTATCTACAACAGGTGGTACACCAATATATGATTATAGCAATGTATTTGAATATTCTACACCTGGTACATATACTATTGATTTAACTGGTATTGTTGGTACTCCTGATCAATTAAAATTTTCATTGTATGGTGGAGGAGGATCAGGTGCTGCTGGTACACAGCAAGGTAATAATGGTAATGAGTCATATATTAAAGTTGGTGATGGATCACTAGTATATTTGAAAGCAACTGGTGGTGGCGGTGGTAATGGAAGTCAAGGATTACAAGGTGGTATTGGTGGTGCAAACGGAACTTTTCTTAATACTGGTACTGTAAATGTAAGTGGTGGAATTCCTGGTATACAAGGTGGTGATGGACAAAATGGACAAGCAGGAAATGGATGGCCATATGTTGATTATCCTGCTAATCCTAATGGTGGTGGATCAGCTGGTCTAATAACTGGTCAGTATGCTGATGGCAGTGCAGGTATAAACTCATTAATTGGTGGACAGAGTGGTAGTAGTACTCAATCTTTTACTTCTGATGGTACTTTTAATTTATCTGGATTTGGTGCAATTACAGGAGTAACTTTTGAATTACACGGTGGTAAGGGTAGAAATTCTTTTTATGGTAATTTAGCAGGTGGTGCTGGTGCTAAGATAAACATTTCATTGAAAAGTAGTCAATTTACAAACTTTGCACAAGATAGTTGGACTGTTCAAATAGGACCAGGTGCTACTGGAAAAGGAGGAGCACAAACAACATCTGCTGGTGATGGTGGCACTGGTGGTAATGGTCATCCAGGTGGTTCGGGAACTGCTCATGGTGGTGGAGGTGGTGCTGCTACAGCATTGCTAAG